CTGCAAATCAACATGACCAAATAAAATGTATTTAATATCTGCTAACTTTTTGTCCATCATTAGAATGTACCTTGAAAAGAAACCTCCTTTTGATTGGCAGAAAATCATATAAATCCAATGTTTAATTAAACGTCCAGTTGCATAACTAGAGTCATCTCCTAATGGAATCTCAACCTCATTTGTAATCCAATCATAAGCTGTCTTTTGCACAATTGATGCTAAGTGACGGCCAGTATAAATACCATTAGCTTCTCTAGTGAACAAAAGTGCCCATTCAAGAAATGGTTTTAAAGGCCTCTGCAGGAAAATTGTTAACCCAGAATTATAAACATCTGGATTTACAAAATCAGCAAAACGAGAGAAGAAATTTGACATAGCATCTATAACAGTAACCTGCCCATAGGTGTACATTACATCTTCCTCAGGAATGTCTGATTCCTCCGCAAAGCCCTTAATGTTCTTTTGATTGTAATACCAATTCCTTAAAACATCTCCATATGTTGGTAAGGAAATGTTGAAGTTTTTATCACGGCCTCTAATCAATTTGACTTTCTTTAAGGCCGCATTTAACAACATTTCATAGACATCTTCATGTCCTGCAGTTAAATCAATAAAACTCTTAATACGAGTCAATTGATCCTTAATAACTATTGCCTTCTTTAAGCCAACATAATCACTTTGAATTTTACCAATAAGTTTTTGCTTATTATGATAAACAATCCAAGCAGGGGTTGGTAAATCATGTTTAGCAAAAGTATCTCTATCTTGTTGGTTTGGCCGACGACCAAATTTAGATAAAAATTCAATTTTCTCTAAAGGACCAGCAGCTTCCTCTCTAAGGTCAACACCCCACTTTTTAAAAGTGGTTTGAATGTTTGGGAAGGTCCAATTAGGATGCACATCTTTATCCCATGAGATGATATTGTCATCCCCATAACAAGACAAGGTGCAAAAATGTCTAAATTCATGTGCAGTATGCCCGGTCAACTCTTTCCAAGCTCTGAGGTACAATGACACCAAGCCTAAAGAGTTATCCATAGAAGTTGAACTATGGCCAGTACTCAAACCAGTACCTTTCTTGTAAGCAGCACCCCTGCTAGTAAGAACAAGAACACCATTTTCAACTTCCCAATAAGCATTATCAATAAGTTCACAAATATTTTTGTAATCTCTATGAAATTCAAAGCCCTTTTTACGAACTTTCTTGATAATATCAAGTGTTTTGCCACTCAACGTTGAATCAAAAGCAGAACAGTCCCCAGCAAAATGCAAATCCCTACGGGCATGCTCCTGGTAAATTTTAGACATTGATCCACCATTGAGAGGCATTCCTACTTTGATGGGAGTTGTTTCCCACTTGAAGTTATGGTTGGGTGCATAATTCCAAATGGTCGATGAAATATAACTGGTTAAGGGAGCTCCAATAACAGTTCGAACTTTGTCATTGGCCCATTTCTTAAATGGTAATGCTTCCCCTTTAATAGAGACAGGATTCAAAGGATCCAAAGTAGGAGCCCATTTGAAAGTTTCTGCCCAAAGCTCCTGAAATTTAACCAAACCAATTGTGTTGATAAACTTACGTCTACTCAACTTACGTTCAGTATATTTCCCAGGAACTTTTGCAAAAGCACCAAGACCATACTTCTTTTCCCACTTCCTAATAATATAATTAAAAGGAGTGAGCCTAGAATTTTTGAAAATTTCACCAACTAAAACCCACAAATCATCAACAGCCAAATCTGTGAAACTGTAATCACGGAAAAGGAAGTAACGAGAAGTTGCAGTCAACTCATTAGCATAAGAAGCATATGTTTCAGTTCTCTTATATTGATATTGAGAATCATTTTCAAACATTTGCAAATCTTGATCAATCATTGTCTGGACATTATGAATACCTTGATGGAAATCTAACTGAGTTAAAAACCATTCAGGATACTCATAAAACTGAAGATCTTCAGGTTCAGATAAAGTTGAAACATTAACTGGCCAACCTAATTCAGACAACTTATTCAAAGTGTCCTGAATTGAATCTGGAGTGATTTCCCAATTAGTCCTCCGAATGAATGTGGGCAAAGCCAAATCATCGACCACTCTTTGGGCAGCAACCCAAGATTGATTGAACCTAGCTTGCAATTTGATTTTTGTTTTAAAGGTATCACCTTTGTCATAATACCTATCAATTAAATTTGCAATCCGATAAGGCATTGTCAAAGTCCTTAAAATGAGGAAAACAATGCTAGTTTTTGCGAAATGGTACATTCTATAATAGAATGATGGTGACAATAACTTAGCAAGAATGACTATTGGTAAATGCCAGTACATATACCAAAAACCATAAGAATATTTTGTCAAAACATCAATTGGGGCAAAAAGAGCCACCCAGGTGATAATTAAGAACAACTTAAAGCCCGCAATGGCAACCTCCACACCATATTTCCCAAACTTCAACATGAGAAATAACCAATAACTAGCAAGAGTGAGAAAACTCACCAAACTAATATACAACAGATTCCAAGCAGATAATCGGGCTAAATATGCGAACCTTCCAATTGAAAGAGCTAATCTAATTAGTGGTTGGCATAACTTAACTGCTTCAGTGTCCCAAATATTGATCTCAATCTTCCCAATAGCAGTATAACTTGCAAGGCTAATCAAGTCAATGCCAGTTGGGACAGCATCATTGATTAATGCAATTGGGAGCACAAATCTTTCCCTAGGAATATGAATCATTACAGGTTCAAAACCCCGGAATTTAACCAACCTAGATGCATCAACCACCCAAAGTAGGAAGTTTGCCAAAATACTAGCAAGAACATCCAGAAAATAATTTCCAGGCTTGGTTCCAACAACCAAGCCTAAACCTGGGGCTTCAGAAAAATCATAAAACCATGTAAACCCTATATGGAAAACACGGAAAACAAGTCTTTCAACAGAAGACGGTCCTATCTGGTAAAGAGAGGCCAATATCTTAAGGGAAGTTACAATACAAGTGCTAATACTAGCAAATGTCAAAAAGGACATCCCATAAACGAAGACTAAAGTAGTTAAATAAATATAAACTGATCCAACAGGGATAAGTGCAAGGAAAGTGGTGAAAACAGCTACGAAAAGCAAATAAAATACACCACCACAGAAAAATCCCAATCTAATAACTAATGATGCTGCGACTTCCGGCAAAACAAATTGCGGTTTCATAGAATCATAATAATCATCATCTATTGACATACCGGCCCATTTACCAGGCAAAATATATTTGTCAGAAGCACTAACACCAACCATCACTCTAATTTGAATAAATGGGAGTAAGACCAGCTTTTCGCACACCTGCTCTTCAGCTCCCTACGGTGTGAACAAGTTAAAAGGTCCAGCCAATTAACTGTCAAATAAAGTAGAAGGAAAGTAAGAAGGGGAAA